TTTATGCTTTTTTTTGTTTTTTTATAGTTTTTAAAAACGTTGTTTTGCGTGGTTATGTAGTATTATGTTATTACGTAGTGGTTCTAAGTAAGATTGCTAATACAAAGGATATTTATGACCGATAAACACCAAATAGCAGATGATTTAACAACATTGGCGTATCCAATAGAAAAATTAAAACACCTAGACGGCAATCCAAGAAAAGGCAACGTTGAAGCTGTAAAAAAAAGCTATGCAAAGTTTGGTCAGCGTAAACCAATAGTTGCAACTAAAGACGGTGAAGTAATTTCTGGTAATCATCAACTTGCTGCTGCTAAAGAACTAGGTTGGAATAAAATAGCAGTAGTTTTTACTGATGATGATGAATTAACAGCTAAAGCATTTGCGTTGGCAGATAATCGCACTTCTGATCTAGGAACGTATGATGATGATTTATTAGCAGATATGCTTGGTGCTGTTTCAAGTGATTTAGAAATGTTAGAAGCAACATCATTTGATGAAAAAGATTTAATGGCTTTAATTAAAAAACAAGAAGTCATAGAAGATGACGCACCAGATATAAGAGCAACAGAAATAAAACTTGGTCAAAAATATAAATTAGGCAATCATACGCTTGTATGTGGGGACGCTACAAATAAAAATTATTTTGATTTATTAATTAAAAATAATCAAATTGATTTGGTTTTTACAGATCCACCTTATGGAATGAAAAAAGAAAAAGATGGAGTTCTTAATGACAATTTAAACTATGAGCATTTACTTGAATTTAATAAAAAATGGATACCACTTACTTTTGATGTTTTAAAAGAAAATGGAAGCTGGTATTGTTGGGGAATTGATGAGCCATTAATGGATATTTATGTTTATATTTTAAAACCATTGATTAAAGAAAATAAAATAACATTCAGAAATTTAATTACTTGGAACAAATTTAATAATCAAAAGCCAACAGCAATAGAACAACAAAGATCTTATGTTGTATATGATGAAAAATGTTTATTTGTAATGACAGGTGTTCAAGGTTTTAACAACAATTCAGATAATTATTATGAACAATGGGACAAAATAAGAATACCATTGTATAAAGAAGCTGAAAAAGTTGGTTTAAATAATAAATTATTAAAAGAAATTACTGGTGTTGGTATGTATGGACACTGGTTTACAAAATCACAATGGACTTTAATACCACAAGAACACTATAAAAAATTACAAAATTATTTTAGCAATGAAGCATTTCAAAAAGATTATGAAGCAATTAAAAAAGATTATGAAGCAATTAAAAAAGATTATGAAGCAATTAAAAAAGAGTGGTACAAAACAAGAGCATATTTTGATAACACACACGAAACTTATATGACATCTGTTTGGAATATTCCACCTGCTAATAATGATGAAAGACAAGAAATTGGTAAACACGCAACACCAAAACCAATTAAATTATGCACTAGAGCAATTAAAAGTAGTTCAAGAATTAATGAAAATGTTTTAGATGTTTTTGGTGGTAGTGGTTCAACGCTAATAGCTTGTGAACAACTTGAACGTAATTGTTTTATTATGGAACTTGATCCAGAGTATTGCCAAGTAATAATAAATCGTTGGGAAAATTTAACAGGACAAAAAGCAGAACTCATAGATGAAATAAAAGTGGCCGACTAATGCCGACCACCTTATTGCATATAGAGAGTATAAAACCTCAGCAAAAAATGCAGTTAAACAAAAACAGTCGAACCTTTCTCTTGCTTACCTTATACTTAAATAAAAGGATAACATAATAATGGGTAAAAGGGGACGCATACCTAAACAAAAAGATAAATTAACAGGGCATAGGGATAATTCATTGAGTGTAATACAAGGTGGTAAAGGATTTGAAACACCAAAAGCTAATTCACGTTGGCTAACTAAAACACGTAATTACTGGAAACAATATTGGGATAGTGAACTTGCAAGTACAGCACAACAAGTTGACTTCCCGGCATTTTATCGTTTGTTTCAATATTATGATGAAGTGGAACGTGCTAATCGTACAATACAAAATTTAGGTAATAAAGGTTTATTAAGTGTTGGATCTACTGGACAACCAACAATCAATCCGTTAATCAGCTTAACCTTAAAGTTAGAAGAAAAGATTTTAAAACTAGAACAAGAACTAGGACTTACACCATTAGCAAGACAAAGACTTGGTATTGCGTTTGGCGAAGCACAAATGGGTTTTAAACAATTACAACAACTTTTACAAGACGATGAAGAAAAAGAATTAATTGATCCACGTATATTAATGTTGGAAGAAGAATAATGATTAGCTTACCAGAAACTAAAGGTGCAAGAGTAGTTAAGTTTATAGAAAAGTTTTGCGTACACGGTGAAGGTGATTTTTTCGGTGAACCATTTAAATTAGATCAGTGGCAGAAAGCTATGATATATGAACTTTATGAAATTAAAGATAATGGTGAAAGAAAATATAGAGAAGCATTAATTGGTCTTGCTAAAGGAAATGGTAAAACAGCATTAGCAGCTGCAATAGGACTATATGAACTTCTTGGATCTGGTGTAACTAGTCCATTAGTAGCCGTTGCAGCTGCAAGTTACGAACAAGCAAACTTAGTGTTTGGAACTATGAAAACTATGTGCGATGAAAGTATATTTTTACGAGATATGGTTGAAACGTTTGAAAACGAAATACAAGTTAAAAATGCACCGGGTAGAGCTTTTAGAGTTGCTGCAAAAGCTGGTACAGCAGACGGTGGTAGAAACAGTTGCTTTATAGCTGATGAGATACACGAATGGAATAACATTAACTTAGAACGTGTACATTACGTATTATCTAACAACACGGCAAAACGAAAAGACGGATTGGTGCTAAACATTACAACTGCTGGACACGACTTAGACAGTATGGCAGGTCGTATGTACCAACGTGGATTATTAAAAGAAGCAGGAAAGCAAGATGATCCAGAATTTTATTTTAAATGGATTGGTGCAGCAGAAGATGATAACCCGAGCGATGAAAGCATTTGGGAAAAAGTAAACCCGGCAATACCTAATGATTGGTGGCCAGTAGAAAACCTTAGACGTAGGCATAAATCATTACCAATAAACGAGTTTCAACGATACCACCTTAATCAATGGACTAGAACAGAAGAAGAAAGTTGGATTGAGATAGAGAAATGGTTAGCTTGTGAAGATGACCAACTAGAACTAGAAAGTGGATTAGATACATTTGTTGGTGTAGATATGGCACTACGACACGACAGCGTAGCAATAGTGTATGGCCAAAAAGATGATAACGAGATAATCAATATGAAATCTAAAATATGGCTACCAAATGATGAAAACTTTATGGATTACCAAGAAATAGAAGCATTTATTATTGGGTTGATGAAAGAATACAAAGTTAAAGAAGTAGCATACGATCCAGCATTTTTTGAACGTTCAGCACAAGTATTGTTAGACCGTGGTGTACCAATGGTAAACTTTCCACAAACACATTCACGTATGATACCAGCGTGTGGTAATGCTTATGATTTAATTGCTAATACAAGAGTAAGACACGACGGCGATCCTACATTTACAGATCAAGTTATGAGTGCAGCACAACGTACAACTGATATGGGTTGGCGTTTATCTAAGGGTAGGAGTAAAAGAAAAATTGACGGTGCAATAGCTATGGTTATTATGCTTGATAGAATAACTGCACCAGATCCGTTAGATGATGAACCAGAAGTTGCGATAATTAATTTATGAAATTATACAACGGCAATTGCTTAGAAGTAATGAAAGAGTTACCAGATAATTCAATAGACTTTATTTTAACTGATTTACCTTATGGAACTACTGTTGCTAATTGGGATAAGCACATAAATTTTGTTAGTATGTGGAAACAAGTAAACAGAATAGTTAAAAATAATACAGGTATATGCTTTTCTGCTTCACAACCATTTACTTCATTATTAGTTAATTCAAATATAAAAAATTATAAACATCATTGGATTTGGGAAAAAGAGCAAGGGGTAGGTTTTCAAGTTGCTAAACATAGACCAATGATGAAAACAGAGGATATTATAGTTTTTGAAAAAAATGGAAAAAAACTTAATTATTATCCACAAATGATAAAAAGAGATAAACCTGTAAAGTATAAATATGCAAGTTCAACCTCTACAACTAGCCCACTAAATAATGGTAATCCTAATATAAAAATAAAAAATGGTTATTATACAAGTGAATATAAATATCCTACAAACATTTTAAAATTTAAAAGAGATAAAGGACTACACCCAACACAAAAACCAGTAGCACTTTTAGAATACTTAATAAAAACATACACAAAAGAAAATGAAACAGTTTTAGATTTTACAATGGGAAGTGGTAGTACAGGTGTTGCTTGTGTAAATACTAATAGAAACTTTATTGGTATTGAGTTAGACAAAGAATACTTCAAAATAGCAAAGGAAAGGATAGATGAAAAACTATATAACAACACTAACTGAAGTATTAGGTGCAGGACTTATAATTTATGGAGTATATACAATAAACGTATCATTAGCGTTAATAGTCGCTGGTGCGTTTTTAATTATAGGAAGTTATTTAACAATTAGATGAGTTTATTCAAAAGAGAAAACAGGGACGCAGCTTTAGGTAACCTTGTTGATTTATTAGCTTTACGTGAGGGTGGTCTGTATAACTATACAGGCGAAAAAGTTAATGAAATGTCTGCACTTGGTATTTCAACAGTTTATAGTGCTATTTCATTGATTGCAGACAGTATTGCGTTACTACCAGTAAAAACTATGCGAATGGACGGACAAAAGACAATATTTACTGATAAACCTAAATTTTTAGAAAAACCAAATGTTGGGCTTGATCTATCAATGTTTTCATTACTACATCAAGTTATTACATCATTAGCTATGCACGGCAACGCATTCTTACTTGTAGATAAAGATAGACAAGGCAGACCAATACAGCTTACACCAATACACCCGGAAAAAGTAAAAGTAGAAATGCACGAGGGTATGAAGTGTTATTACTTACAAACTAAAAAAGGTTCTTACGATAGAAAGATAACAAGCGATAATATGTTACATTTTGTTTGGTATTGTTATCCGGGACAGTTAATTGGTGTTAGTCCACTTCGTACCAATTCAAATACCTATGGTCTTGCATTGGCTATGGAAAGACATATTGCACAATTCTATGGACAAGGTGGTACACCAAGTTCTGTATTAGAAACAGATAGAGATTTAACTGCTGAACAAGCAAATATATTAAAAGAAACTTGGATTGGCAACCACAATAGAAATCGTAAACCAGCAGTTCTTACAGGTGGACTTAAATGGAAAGCTATTAGCGACGCAGCAGGAAATGAATTAATTGCTGCTAGAGATCAAATTGTACACGAGATTGCACGAGTATTTAGAATACCAGCACATTTGCTTTTATCTAAAGACGGTTCAAATGTTTATTCAAACATTGAAAGCAACGGTTTAGCATTTATTAGGCATACCTTGTTACCGTGGATAAGACGCATAGAGGACGGATTAAGTTCCTTATTACCGGGTAAACAAATGGTCAAACTAGATACAGATGAATTTAGCCGTGGCGACCAGTTAAGCCGTGTAAGGTCATACCAAGTTGCAATTAGTTCTGGAGTAATGACACCAAACGAAGCTAGAGCGAAAATGGACTTAGAACCATACGAGGGTGGCGACAAGTTCTATATTGGCTTACAAGGTGCGTTAGTAGATCCAACATTACAACCACAAGGTACGGACGCACACGATCCAACAAATGAGTTACCAAATGATTAGTGAAGAATTTACAATAACAACATCACCAGTAAAAATAATTAGTTCAGTAAATTTTGAACAAACTGTATATCTTCACAATGACCACTCAAGTAAAATGTACATTGGTGGTTCAGACGTTACAACTTCAAACGGTTTTCATTTAACACAAGATACAAACATAAATATACGCGTCCCACAAGATAATGAACTATATGCAGTTGTTGCTTCTGGTAGTGGTGATTTGCATATATTAAGACCAGCATAATGCCTTACGAAATACAAATGGACAATGAAGATTGTCAAGGACACGCAGTAGTAAAACTTGATGACGGCAGGATTATGGGTTGCCACGAAACACACGAAGAAGCTGAAAAACAATTACAAGCAATCTTAATTAACGAAGCTAAACAAAAAGAAGAAAACAATTTAGATCAAGACGCAGAACTAAGGGAAGTGGATAGAAAACCACCTAAGTTTATGCAAGATAATGCACAACGTGGTTTAGACAATCTAAATAAGGCAGGGGACGGTTTAGTTGATGAAACAGTCAGACAAGCACGTATTATGGCTAGGGGTGAACAATTAAGCATTGACAAAATTGTAAAAATAGCAGCGTGGCATAAAAGACATTTAAGCGATTTAGATAGAGAAGCAAGTAATCCAAACGATCCAGATACTTGGAGAGCGTCAGACGTAGCATTTTTATTATGGGGTTCTAATCCGTGGACTGATCCTATGGAAGCAGCAGATTGGGCAGATAGAAAGATTGCACAACTTGTAAAAGAGGGTGAATTAGAACCACGTAATGATAGTTCAACACCAGCACCAAAAAAAGACCAAGTAAAAGGTAGCAAGAAAAATCCAAAGGGTTCTGCAAGTGGTAAATCTGGTGGTATCTCATTTAGCGAAAGTACAGAAAAAGCTATAAGGGGAAGAATAGAAAAACATAATGAAGATGTAAGTGGTATGGCCGATTGGCGTAAATTAAAAATGGGTACAGCTAAAGCAGTTGTACGACGTGGATTTGGTGCATATTCAACAAGTCATAGACCGGGTGTTAGTCGTCAAGCGTGGGGACTAGCTAGGTTACGTGCATTTAGTTACTTACTAAAAAACGATAGACCACAAAACCCGGCTTATAGATCAGACAATGATTTATTACCAAAAGAACACCCACGTTATAGTGCAAAGGAAACAAATATGAGTAAACAGCATACAGAAGTGTTTGATAGACCAGTTGCTATATCACAAACACTAGAAACACAAAAACGCAACACTATTGTTAAAGAAATGGATAAGCAAACTGAAAATAGAAGTTTTACATTTAGTGCAGTAGAAGAACGCAATAGTAACGATAACGATACATTGTTGTTTACAGGTTATGCGTCAGTATTTGACAAACCGTATGGTGTAAGGGATAGCCGTGGACAATACAACGAAACAATAAAACCCGGTGCATTTAAGAAAACATTAAAAGAACAAGATGACGTTAGATTTTTAGTTAATCACGACGGTATTCCATTGGCAAGAACTTCGTCTGGTACATTACAGCTTGAAGAAGATGATTATGGTTTATTTGTACGAGCCGAACTTGATCCAAGCAACCCAACTGTTGCAGAAGTATCAAGTGCTATGAAGCGTGGTGATTTAAACGAAATGTCTTTTGCTTTTGCAGCAATAAAAGATAATTTTGACCAGAACGGTGAAAACAGAGAAGTAAACGAAGCAAGACTATTTGACGTATCAGTTGTAACTTACCCGGCTAATCCGTGGGCAGGTGCAAAACTTCGTGGCGTAGATATAGAGAACTTGCACAAAGAATTAGTTGAAGCAAGAAGTGGCGAA